CGTTAACATATTGGTACGAAACATGGAAAACATCAAGACATCGTTCAAAAAATTTGACAAAAACGACTTTTTTGTCAAATTAGCCGAAATCGACGTGTGCAAGTCGAACATCTCAGATTTGAGAGAGAAAACACAGAAAATTTCTGAAATCGACGTGTGCAAGTCGGATATCTCAGATTTGAAAGAGAAGACGAAGAAAATTTCTGAAATCGACGTGTGCAAGTCGGATATCTCAGATTTGAAAGAGAAGACGAAGAAAATTTCTGAAATCGACGTGTGCAAGTCGGATATTACCAATCTTAATGACTCTATCGTTCAAAAAACTAAAAATTTAGGAAATTCAATCAAGAGACTTTCTGTCGATTTGACCAAAATTTCAGCGTACGAGTCCGATATTACAACATTAAATCACTTTTTCGATGAAATATCTACCAAAACGTCTTATTTGGATAAATTAGTCAAACAACTCGTCGATAAAGTTCAAGACATTGAAAAGGTAGAAGAAGACCTACAATTTTTAACTAAAAATATCGAAGGGTTCGAAGAAACCATTGACAATATAAAAAATAAATTCGATTCTGAAATTAAAAAACTTGGCGCAGAACAACTTAGAAACAGAAGATTTGTGCAGTCACAAATTAATAACATTAATAAAAAGTTAAAAACTATGGAAGAAATTAACCTTGCCGAGTTACAAAAATTCCACGGCTGTGTTAATGATGTTACTGAGTTTAAGAAAAAGATGGAGAGTGTGGGCACTTCAAACCTACAAAAGAAATACGAAGATCTGAAGAAAGTTGTGGATGAAACAGACTTTGTAGTCAAAGAGTTGGCTAAAAACGACATGGAAAGGATAAAAGAAACCAAGGAATGGGTACCCGCTCTCGCGGGATGTGTTAATGATGTCGCCGAGCTTAAGAAGAAGATGGAGAGTGTGGATACCTCAGACCTACAAAAGAAATACGAAGATCTGAAGAAAGTTGTGGACGAAACAGACTTTGTAGTCAATGAGTTGGCTAAAAACGATATGGAAAGGATAGAAGAAACCAAGGATTGGGTACCTATGCTCATCGGTTGTGTTAATGATGTCGATGAGATTAAGAAGATGATGGAGATTGTGGATACCTCAGACCTAAAAAAGAAATACGATGATCTGAAGAAAGTTGTGGACGAAACAGACTTTGTAGTCAATGAGTTGGCTAAAAACGATATGGAAAGGATAGAAGAAACCAAGGATTGGGTACCTATGCTCATCGGTTGTGTTAATGATGTCGTTGAGATTAAGAGGAAGATGGATGTTGACCTGGAGATTTTTCGGGTTAAAAATTCAGATAAAAAAGTGGTTGGACCCAATCATTCTTCGAATAATTTTTCTTTAAATTCTAAAGGTCATTTTGATCGTGAAATTAAAAAAACAACGTTTTTTTTTCCTGGTTTAATTTTACCACAAGACTCGTATATTTCATCGCTTTATTTGGTCGTCAATAAAAGTAATGCAACGCATAATAGGCGCTTTGAACTTTTAATTTTTGAAAAAGAGGGTATGAAACAGTTGTATTCTTTTGACAAAGAAGCAAGTGAGGAAATTATAATGGAAGATTTCAATACACCATTAAAAGTTGATGCAAAAACTAAAATTTTATTAACATGTGATAAAAAAATTGAAGGTATGGCAACCTTAACTTTGAACTATTAATTTTTAAAGTCTCAAAAGACTTTAAAAATTCATTACTTTACATTTATGGTTTTATAAATCATTATAATGAAAAAAATAACAAATGCTGGTAGAATCAAGTACAACAGTACGTCTTCAAAAGAATAATAACTCAATAGTGATAATGGACCATTTCCAGTTCCTGGTTTAGGGATAGGATTTACGGTAGGTTTATAACCCTTTTCGGCTGTTTTGTAATAGTCTTCGTTTTGTAATAGTTGTGGTGGTTTCATACTCAAACTTTTAAATTTTTTTCTTTCCGGTGGTTTACTAACCGTAAAAGTTATTATACCTCCGCATTGGTGTCTTTGACCTTTATTATCCACAATAGTGACAATTTTCCCAAACTGCGCAACTTTATTATAAGGGTACATTGCCATCTTAAAGTAACCACTGTCTCCACCCCATTTAGGTCCCCACGAATTTCTACAATACCAGTATGGTACATCCCCACGTTTATTGTTATCGTAAAGGATGTTTTTAGCCATACCCCAACCAATAATAGCAACAGCGTGCGAACCTCGATATGCCGATCCACTACTATTACTATCACTGAATGTTAATGGTGCTCCGGGAACATAATTTGCTCTATCCAAATACACTCCACCATTGATTTTTGTAAAGTATCCAGAACCAAAATTTTGCATAACAAAATATCCTGTTAGCACTGGACCATTAAGTAGTATATGTTTTTTAATTGCCGTGTGTAAATTTTCTTCTGTAGTTGCTCCTTGCCCTATAGCCAAAGTTTTAATATCTCTGTTTATTAGGTAATTATAATGATCAACATCTCCATAATAACAACCACATTCTTGTGGTATTAACGATGATAAATTTTGCGCTTCAAAGTGTCTTGCGGCTGCACCGTTACACTTTTCGTTTTTGGCGCAAAAAGAATAGTCTAAACAATGCTTAGATGGTATTCCCGAACCACGAGCAATATCTTGTAACAACAATGCCGGATTACCACCATCGCAACGACCCTGTGGATAACAAGCCAGAGCCCATGTAGTGGATATTTCAGGGCGCCAATCGACCAAACCGGCAACAACAAACACATCACCTATAACACTTGCAGTTGATATAGCCCAACAAGAACCACATAGATATTGGTTGTCTGGAGGCATAATATATTTTTTTTTAGTTATGGTCGCCTTGTCATCTATTGGATACGTATACCTCCAATCGTACACTTCTGGAATTTCTCTAGTCTTTTCCACGGTGCTAGTTTGATAGGTCAAATGAAGGTCCAAATGATCTTGATTAGAGTACGACTGAGAGTATTTCAGAAAATTTATATGTGTATTGAGCGGCGGCAGTACAAAATCTGGAGATTTTTGTTTTAAGAAAGCCTCATGTTCTTCATGGTGTATACCATCTATTATGTGAACAGGTCTTTTTTTAGCCAAATGATGGTGTAATGGATCATTTATTCTGATTTCATTCATTTATTAGTTGGAGAATACATGGAAGAAATTTGAGAAGTCTGTCGTTCTTTCACCCCCGAAGGTACTTCAATTCTTAATTTTAAAAAAATGATTTTTTTAGGTTAAATAAAGGACTAATAAAGATATGAGTACTAAAGTTAATATGGATGTTATTGAACCATTAAATGTTACAGACCAACAAATGGACTACAACGAACCTAAAAAACAACCCCTTTTTAAAACTTTAAATTTTTGGATAGAAACAACCATCTTCATACTATCTGTTGTGGGTGCATTTTGCATCTCTTATGCCATCTCTCAAGGATGGCTTTTATGGTTTGTTTCAAACATTATTTGTATTTTCTATTTTGGAAAGCAAAAACAGTATCCTTTAGCCATCCAACAGGTAGTTTTCTTAACAACAACAATTATAGGTATAGTTAACAATTTTAAAGATATATTTGGGTTGGGATAAGTCAAAATCCAAGGAAAATATTTTTAATAGTTCTTAGAACTATTAAAAATAAATTTAAGTCAAAATTTACAGAAAAATGATTGCGTCAACCTTAATTCAAAGAAAAATAGAGATATGGAAAACTATTATAGTGATACCAGGGTACTATTAGCTCTAGAAAAGAGCGATGGAGAGTTAATGGACATTTTAACTTTTATAAAAGAGATTAATTTTGAGATTGCAGTCGATTTAACATTTGATGTGTTATGGGCCAATATAACTAAAAACCGATATATATATATATATATATCATTATTGGAATGGTTAGGTTATTCGGGGCCTAAAGAACTACATAAACAAGCCTTTATTAATCTATTAAATAGAAATAATATTGAATATGAATATATAGCTTATCAACATCCATTAATTCGAGAATTTCCTGAAATACTAGACGAAATAGGTCAAATGAGACCTGTGGACAAACCGCGAAAAAAATGGCTTATAATGGATACCAAAAACTTTAAAAAGGCTGTTATGAGGTTAAACACTCCACGGAGAGAATCAATTCAAGATTATTACCTTCTGCTCGAAGAACTTGTTCAACTCTATGGTGCATACACTCATAAATTTAAAGAGACCCAATTTAAGGCTCAACTTGAAGCTAAAAATAAAGAGTTGAAGGATAGAGACAACCACGTCCTGCTACTGAAAGATTTATTGATAGATGACACTAAACGAGAGAGACTTCAAGTAGTATACATCTCTACATCACAGAACTATGCTAGACAAAATCGTTCTAAACCCGGAGGAGTAGAGAGAGAAGCTCTACTTAGGAGTCGTCTTTCGACTTACAACAGTCGGTCAGCTAAGGGAGACGAGTGGTATTTCTACGAGTGGTACTTTGTGGCCGATTACCGGCAAGTAGAGAGTCGGTTGAAGGACGTCTTGGGTAGGTTCAGAGACAAGAAGAACAAGGAGATGTATGTCCTAAACCTCTCTCATATGACTTACATCGTTCAATATATCTGCGAACATTACAACGACGAAGTGGATGAAGTCAACGCTAAACTAGCCGAATTTATATCTGGGTTCGACTCTCACAATCTAAGACCTTTTGTCCCAGAACCAAAGCCTCTCCCTCCAACTATACAAGAAGCCAAACTTTCGACTACGGAAGAGGATGGTACGACTACGTTAACGACCATCCAAGCCAACTCTCAAGACGACTTTAAAGCAAAACTAGAAGAATACATCCTAAAGCTGGATTCGTCCACAACTTGTATATCCAAAAAGAAGGTCTTTGACGACCTCAACGTTAAGAAAGGTCGAACCGATAAGCTTCCGTTACTTCAATTTATTTTAGGTAAACTTAGACCTAACGTTAAACTCTTGCAAAAATCTTAAAAAAATTCTTTTTTAATGCTTATTTGAAGCATTAAAAATTCATTATTTAAAAAGTAATTTATCTATGGTCGTTTCAACGCAAAAAAGTCTATGGAAAATTATTCCTAAAATTAAAGATATTAAAACACCATTAAGTTTGGAAATTTTAAATATTGAAGCTAGTAATAACCCCAGTAAGATTGCAGGGACTAAGTCAACCAAACTTATATCAAATGCTCGATATGACTTTCTTAAACCTTCGTTTGGTTTACCCAAAATATCTTTGTATTGGCACAAATTAACCATTTATTTTATATGTTTTTATGACAATGAAACACTTTGTTGTGGAGAACTCGTAGGTTTTTTCGAAACAAAGGACACAACCGACCCTAAAACACCCACAACTAGTAAGGCCCCACCAAGGTACAGCAACCACTGTCTGTATTTGATGGTTGTAAACCCAGATACATTAATATTGGCTGGAGTGTCTGGAATAAGACCAGGTCCTTTTAATGGTGGGGTGTAAAGCTTCCACCCATCTGGATTTTTCACATAAACGTGAAAATACACAGGGTCGGCTGGAGAGTAGTAAACATATATACTACCAGCAATACCTTGAGTTGTTGGACTAGGTTGAGTTGTACCCCAATTGATTGTATTTGCGGCCGTAAAATTGGAATGGGCAAAAGAACCTTGCTTCATCCACATTCGAAGTGATTGATCGAAAAAATAATAATCTGTGGTCGCCACATCCAGGTACACGTCACCTTCCGATTTTGTTGGCGGGCCGGTACCTTTAATAAAGATTGGGGTTCGAAATAGTTTTGAGTGATCCGGTGAGCTTGTAATGGCTTTTTCACACCCTCTACTTATGCTACTATAGAAAGTTGTTTGGGGTGGACTAAAGGAAGTATGATTACCTAGTTGGTCGATGGTGTTTCCTTGCCAGTCAAAAGCCACACAGTTTCTATTGTTGGCGCATGCTTGGGCGGCAGCGCTACTAGTATTGAAAGAGTTAACTGTTCCAGTTAACGGTACGGCATTGCAATCTGGTAGATTTCTAATTAAGGTTGAAAAGGCGTGAGAATAGACGGTTTCTTCGATCCATGTATAGTAAGCTACTAAACATCCAGCGCCGGCGAGTATACTCAGAGGAAATAAATATCGTCCTACGACTGCCACTCCTCCAATTACAGAAACAAAAGGTATACCCAACACGAGAGCAACAATTATAATAATTTGCCATAAATCTAGTCCTTCGGCTTTTGCAGTCGCACTTTGGTCTATTTTTTCCTGTAATTTCTGATAAACAGTGTTTTTGGAAACGGCATTTTGTACGCAAGACCCAAAGATGTCTGCAAATTCTTGCATTAAATTATTGGTAATATAAATGTTACCTTTGACCCTAGACACACTAATGACTTGGTTTTCGGATATACTTGAAGCACAAGACTGGCTAATGGTATTCATAAGCTCGGCGCTAGCCTTTAAAAATAAATTAATTTCATTTTGGGCGTTGGGAAATTGAAAGATGTTTAAACCACTAACTATACTCTTACAAGCCTGAGCAATCTCCATGGTTAAATTTTGTTGTACATCCTCTTGTACAAGTGTATTCATTAAAGATTTCATGTTTATATTGGCTTTCTGAGTGAAAGTATTGCCAGAAATTACAACATCTCCATCCACGTCCGTTACACTAATGATTTGTGTTTGGTCGGTTGTGAGCTTAGTCGTTGATACTATATCATTTGAAACTTTGGCTATAGCTTCCGTAGCAGCCTTTGTTATATTTTTTGAAACAGCAGATCCCATTGTTTATTATAACCAATTTTTCATATAGCCTTTTATATATGTTAATAGGAGGTTAAAAACCACCTTTTATCCTTTTAATTTTTCGATTTTTTTATGCTTTTCCTCAGGTATACTATATCCACTCCATCAACGAATATTTAATATTTTTTTAGTGATTCGACTGTACAAGAGAAACAATGACAAAAACTGTTCTATACTCACTCCTCTTTTAACCCTCAAAACTAGATATAATAAAATGAGGTACGATATTTTACTAGTTGTGCAGGTACTATTAGTCAATAGTCTGACTACGGCACGGTATAATGGAAAAACATGCGATTCTGATTCTGGTTGTCTACCGTGGATGTCGTGTATAGACAATACATGCCAATGGTGTGGTAAACCTGGAACATTATGCGGGGAAATATATTCTCCTTGCTGTAAAGGTTTCGTATGCCAAAAAATGCACGATAACGCATACAAGAATGCAAGCATATGTCTACCAGAGAGTTGCCGTGTTGAATCAGATTGTCCACAGGGATTTGGGTGTAGTCTCCGACTTGGAAAGTGCGAAATATGCAAAAAAGACGGTGAAATCTGTTCTTTACCGTTCGACGACGAAGAATGTTGCAGTGGTTTCTGCTATTTACCGCGAAACACTGTTAATGGTAGTGGGATATGTAAGAATTTATTTACAACTACAACCACTACAACCACGTTACCATCACCAGTCTACAAAAAAGGTCAGTACTGCTACCAACACCACCATTGTGGTTATCGAGAACAATGCAATAGCAACTATCAATGTGCTGGTTGCCAGTTCTCTTCAACTATTTGTGTACAAGATCAAGACTGTTGTTCTGGACAATGTAGATTTCATCCAGTATTTAAAACAATGACTTGTATGTAGGTTTTTAATGCTTTTAAGAAGCATTAAAAAACAATTTTATGATAAGCATATTCTATACAATAATAACCACAATTTTTATCGGTTAAAACAGTTTCGGTATTTAAAGTGTTTTGGTACTTTAAAAAGTAAATTTTTTTCTTTTCCATCAACTTGTACAAAAATGGTTCCAATAAATCATTAATTTGTTTAAAATTAATATAATCGTTGAATGGTTCAAACCTCTCTATAATTTTTGTTTTATTATCCAGAAGAACGATATTTAAATGACGTAGCTTTTCACCATAAATTTTAATTGGAAATACAATAAACCTCTTTTCAGATTTGTGGTTTAAATCAACCAACGCATTTGAAATATTTATACTAGGGTTATATCCAATCTTAATAGATATACTCGGTCCTACCGTGTAATGACTGGCCTTTTTCAGTCTTAATTTTAACAATTCCAAGAAGTCTTTAAACCTCATTTATTACAGAGATCTTTTTTGTCGAATTTAAAATGAGCTTTTAACAAACTCCCATCAACCACTTGGTCTTCGTACAATTTTAAAAGGTCAAAAAGAATCGTATCTCTCAGTCTTGGATTGTTAGGGTACACGTTAGCCATAAAACATATTAAATCTTCCAAATCTATGTCTTTATAAAAAAATTCTAAAAGCTCCTTTAACTCCACTAATTTATCACAGGAAAAGTATTCGTTGTAAATGTTCTCAATCACCATTAATTTTTTATTTTTTACGAGTATAGACTTTGGAATGTTGTAGCTTTGATCCAACCTTATACTTTTAATAAAATTAAAAGTATTTTTAAGGCCTAAAAATCTTGTAATATAAAATATTTCATCTAAGCTTAAGTTATCCATTATTTAATTAAGATTTTTTTATAAAAAGAAATTCAATTTTTAAATTTTTCAAAAAGTTTTCTAAAAATATGGCTCGGTCGACCTTTAAAACACAAAAAGTGGATTAATCCACTTTTTCATTTTAATGATTTATTTCACCATTAAAATGAAAAACGAATATTTTCCCTAGTACTACCCTTGGAAAAAAATCCACTTTTTCATGAAAAAGTGGATTTTTGAAACTAGTTTTATAAAGCGTAAAGAGAGATATTTTTATTGCTGCATTCATCCATTAATTTTTCGTTTAATAAATGTTTCAGAACAAAAACCGTCTTTAAATATTTAAGGTCAATATTATCATTAATTAATATTTCAGAAGAGTAATGGTTAAAATGATAACCTTTTAACAAGCCGAAATTTTTAAGGTTAGTTATACTCATACCCTCCTCTCCCGAAAACTGAGATTCTGCGACTATTCCATCCTCGGCTATACAGAACCCAAAATTTTCCTCTGTGTTTATGACAAAGTTAGTTTTATCCATTAAAATATCTTTAGAAAACACCAGTACACATTCTCCCCCATAGTTTAGTTTTATAGGTGTATCAACCGTGAGCAGTCTAAAGTATACACCGTCTACTTCATCGTACTTTTGACTAAAATCACGATCTACAAGAGAAACTTTGGGGTCGTCTGCCAACCGACGATTTTTACTCCCCTGGAAGGTGCTTAGACCCAATTCTTTTATTTTAGAACTTTTAAGGAGTTGATTAGCCTTTAAAATATTTTTAAGAGCGGTAATGCTTGTTTCATGTATTATTAGATACATCTTTATTAGTTGTTTAAAATTAGCAGTTGTTATTTATAAGTTTTTAATGCTTTTTGTAAGCATTAAAAACAAACGTTTTTATTCAATTTCGAGTGTAAAATTAGGTTCGGTTAAAGCTTTAAAAGTGTTGTTAACATCAACAGATTTAATGGAGTTTGTAAAGATAAACATTGCAAGTTTATCTATTAACGTTTCGTTTGGTACATCGCACCATACATTTTTAATAGATGTGGTGTAGCCGGGTGTAACCTCAAACAACGATCGTATTCGAATGTGGTTCAAAACACTTGTATCGAGAGGTACATTATCAATGGTGTAATGCTCTAATATAAACTTGTAAGATTTTTCAATTCCAATCCGAAAAATGTTCTTGTTGTAGTCGGTTCCACACATGATGCAAAAGTCCCTAAAAGATTTAGATGTCAGATTTAAGGTGTCCAAAAGCCTTTCCTTCGATACTTGAACAAATGTTAGATCATTTGTATTAAAAGTTGTTATAACCTTTAAATTTAAAGTGGTAGGATGATGGTATGCGAGCACATCCGTATCTTCCGATATTATGTAGTCGACGTAACCATTATAAAAGAGGTGTACACATTCTGTTTCCGCCTCATCTTTGCTTTGAATAAAATTAATTTTTAAGAGTTCAAGGAGCTCTTTAACCAAATTCGTATCTTCTTCAGTAATTGAAAATTCATACTTTCTTCTACGGTTGATTTCGTCCTGAATCTCTTCGACGTTAATAAAATTTTTAATTATGGTAGCTTTTGAACTTAAGAGACTCTTTTGTTTCTTTTCTTTTAATTTGGTCATCGTCTCAAATAAAATAGGGTTGGTTTCTCCTTTTTGGACAAATGCGTCTAAACTTTCTTGTAAGAGGTTCGTTTTGTCCACAATTTTTTGTTTCTGTTCGCGTCTCAAGATTTGTGTTGGTGCTTTTTCTGGTGGAGCTTTACCTTCGAAAACGAAAATCGGATGGATATCCCACTTTCTTAAAAAGGTAATAAAGGTTATAAAGCACCCTAACCACTCCTTCGACTCTGGATACATACTTTTAAATTTGTACATGAACATAGGTGTATCTACACCTATTTTAACATATCTCAAAGAAGATATATTTAAGGTTTCATAAACCTCGTGTTTTTTTAAAAATTGGCTCATATTTTTAATTCCCATTATTCTTTATTTTACCTTTAATTTAACCTAAAAATTTCATTTTTTATTTTTTAATGCTTTTTTAAAAGCATTAAAAAATTTAGATATTTCTTTTAGCGTCGTTAATGGTCTTCATAGCTTCAATTAATTCTTCTTCGTCGATAGAGCTGTTTTCCAAGTCTAAATTGTTTCCTTTGAATGTAACTTGTTTCTCCTTTAAGTCCTCCTTTGCTCTGACGTAAAGAGTTTTAGAATTAGGATTGCACTTGAGGTCCAAAAGAACCTCAAGTCTTGGAAATATCGATTTTTTGGCTCTAAGAGAACGCTTTGCTGTACAATCTTGGGCTCTAATAGTGTAATAAGGCCAATACTCTTGGTCGTTGGTCTTCAAAAGAAGGAATCGTTCGTGCTTAGACTTGTCGTCTGGGAGAGGTGCTCTATCTTCGACTGCTATCCCCAACTTTCGTTGAACTTTCTTTACCTCCTTCTTGAGTCCTTTGTTGTTGTCTAGTAGCTCTTCGTTCTGATCTTTGACTTCTTCTAGAGAGATACCTAAAGATCGCATATATTGTCTATCTTTTTCTCTTTCTTGTTCCATTCTTTCTACAGCATTTATTAAATGGTCAATCTTGTCGTCTTTGGATTTAATTTCTTCTTCATGTTTTAAGGTTAACTTTTCCATTTGTTTTTCAACCTCTTTTATTTTATTTTTAAGCTTATTCTTATCCATATTTTTAAATTCTTTGACAAAGTAGTTGATTACAACCGTATTGCACTTACCGTAGAACTCGACCGATATCCATGAAGCGATATCTAAGATTAATTCTTTTGGTACATACGTACCTGTGATCTGTTTATTCGCTAGATTGTTATTTTGAAGCTTAACTTCGTAGGAAAGCTGACCGTACAATTGTACGGTCAGCTTTTCATAATATTGAAATAATTTTTTAGATCTTTCCGAACGACTCCAAATTCTATACTCTTTTCCACCTTCGATACACAACTTTGTTGCGTTAAAGTACCCGGTAGCCTTGTCTATGACAAGTTTAAAGTCTCCAAAGAGACCATAATAAAACGTATCTTTGATACTTTCATAAATACAATCCGTAAGCTCAAAGTTATCCATATTTATTATATAAATTTTTTATTATTAAAATTTCATTTTTATTTTTTAATGCTTTTAAATCAAAAAACAAAGTCAAATTAACCTTCACAAAAGGTACACGTTTCTGGTTCCTTTTCTTCCTCCTCAACTATCTTGTTAAAGTTATGGTTTACTTTATCCACCGTTAGAATTTTTGCAGAACGATGGTAGTACAGGGTCAATATACCAGATAGCCAAGCTTCAAGATGAATGCTGTGAACATAACTCTTTTTTGCGTTAGGGTTGAAAAACAAGCTTAAAGATTGTGATTGATCTATATACCTTTGTCTAGCTGCGGCCAGCCTAATTAACACCATTTGGTTTATTTCAGGCCACGTCTTGAAAACTTTCTTTTCGTGGTCATTAAGAACCTCAAGATGTTGGACGGATCCATCCCGCATTTTTATACTACTAAAAATTTCCTTCAGTTTTAATGGATCTTTTATCTTTTCTTCCAACCACTTTTTGAGATGCTTGTTGTAGGTTATGTGAGACCCTGAAAGAGTATCTTGTTTGTATACGTTGGCTCTGAAAGGTTCGCAACTAGGGCTAGTATTACCCATTATAATAGATGATGTTGCGTTTGGTGCAATAGCCATCATGTGACTAAATCTTTGTCCTGTCCCCTTACAGTCCGGCGCTTCTCCTCTCAATGCTCCAAGGATAAAATTGACCCTTTTAAGGTTGGTAGAAATTGTTTTGAAAATTTTATTATTAAGGTTATATGCTTCCATACTTTCGATTGCAATCATTTTAGATTGAAGGTAAGAATGGAACCCTAAAGCCCCGATTCCTATCGCCCTTTCGGATTCTGCTGAAAATATAGCTCTTTTGAGTGTATGTGGTGCATTATCTATAAAATATTGTAGTACATTGTCTAGATAAGTCGCTACATCCAAATAAAATTGTTCGTTGTTGCACCATTTGTCGTAGTAGTTGAGGTTAAGTGAAGCCAGACAGCACACCGCTGTTCTATGCTCGTCTGTAGGCAGTAAAATTTCGCTGCAATTCCCAAGAAGAATTCCATTAAAAACACCTGCGTTGTTGTATGGTTCAGTGAAGCAATAAGTATCGGCTCTACGGTCAAGCTTGGTGACACCTGTAACCTTAACCATCGCACAGCTTAAATTTTTACGAACGTATAAAACCGGGAAATTTAATGGTAAATTAAAAGCATATTCACGTTTCATTTCTTTGTATGGTTTATTTTTATCTAAAATTAAAAATCGATGGTATGGAGTACACACAATAAACGTTCCATTGCTAAAGTCGACCCTAACAAGCTCTTGATTGGTGCCAGTTTGTACGATGGTAACATCGGACCATTCGTCTCCATTCCACACCATAATGGTTCGATTGACCAAACTTTTGATTGGAAACTCCCCACAATCTGTTAAAATTAAAGTCTCTCCAACCACACAAAGATTCGACTGTTTGATGGATAACCCCAATTTTTTCTGGCACTCTGGAAGCTTACGATTAGAAGCGTCTATAAAATGTAAGTATGGTTCGCCTGTCTCCGCACGAGTTACAAGTATTCTTTCCCACAATTCTATAGCAGATCTGGTCTCTTTAACCTTTTTATTGTGGGGATCAACAAGGTCAAATTTATCCATTACATTAATCTTCTCTTGAGCGTTTTCTAAGGTTAAATTATCCAAAAATTCAAAGGAGTGTATAGAATTTTTAAAGTCGTTGATTGCTTTACCCAACAAAGCCTGTTTTTCTCCATTATTTTTAGTAGATTTTAAAATTGGAGAAATGGTTGAAACAAACCATACCTTCTTCATAAAATTATCGGTCAAGTTAACCCCGTTGTGAATATTCATTAGTTTATAGTTGTAGTCACCTCCAACTCCACTGACACGTCTGGTGTTTAGAAAGCTTATAATTTCAGGGTGGTCAACATCCAAATAAGCAGCATAGCTTCCACGTCTAGTTTGACCTTGTTTGAAAGCGGTACAACTAGCATCATAGGTGCGTAAATGTGGTATAATCCCAACAGACTTGTCATCTGGTTGCCTTATGCCAACACCCAACCCTATACCTCCTCCTATTACACTTAGTTGACTTACCTCTGCCCAGGTGTCAATTAGGCCACGAGTCGTATCCGGTAAATAAGGCAGGAAACAAGCTATCGGCAACCCTTGTTTTGTTTTTCCAAAAGAAAGTTGTGGAGAGCTTGGACTCAACCAGTGTTGAGAGATGTAGTCATAAAGTCGTTGTCCAAGTTCCAAATCACCATTGCAAAAACTTTTCGCGACAAAGGCAAAACGTTCTTGGGGTGACTGCTCGTCTGGACGCATGTATGAGTCTTTAAGTCGAATATAACTCAAAGAGTCTAATAGTTCATTTCTTGATTCAATTGTGGTAATCGTCATGTTTATTATTAAATTTTTATTTCGAAAAAATTTCATTTTTAAATTGTGGTGGAAAAGTGTTCATATTGTATACTTGAATTTTTAATGCTTAAAATAAACATTAAAAATCTTTTAATTAGGATTTTTGAACTAGTTTTATTTAGGGTCTTAGTTTACTTCAAAATTAATTTCTTTTATAAAAGTTAAAATGTCCATTAACTCTTCCCCGTTTTTTCTAGAGCTAATAGTACCCTAGCGTCACTGTAATAGTTTTCCATTACCATAAATTAAAATTTATTTTTCATTTTTTTCACGAGTGAGAGACAACACTCAATCCGTACTTTTACTCAACTCTCTCAAAATTTTCAAAAAATATAATAATAAACATGCATCTTGTACACTTACTCGTACTCTTCTTATATACCGTTTTCACCGTGGCGTTTCCAATGGTGAACAATAGCATACCAGAAACAATTGAGGGAGTGGATATCTTTACCCCAGACCAGTACTCTTTTAACGTGTCATGTTGTCGTTGGTAATATATTTTAATGGTTTTTGAAACCATTAAAATATCTTTAAGGCTTAAAAAAAATGTCTTTAACTCTTGATTTCCAAGTTTCACTCTCGAAAGAGTTAAATTAGACCTTGGTTTGAGTAAATTTTTTACTCTATTTAAAAGGCGGCAAACTTCCTTAAAATGATTAAGATAGTTTTAAAAATCGATTTGTAGTTATAAACGGCTATACACATTTCAGCGTCATTGTTCGACTCTGAAAGAGACAGTTCACCGCTCATTTCGGCAATATACAAGGAATGAATAGTAAAATTCTTGTAGGTCTTGATACTTTTTAATCAAAGCATCGATTTGTGTTATTAATTTATCCATAATTTTATTAACTAATAAATGGAGTCAAATAAATACAATAACTACATGCGAGTATCAGAAGCGGTTGTTGTGGGTGGTCTAAGCCTTTATTTTTACAAAAAAATTTCAGACTTGGAGGCGGTCGTGGAGGACCTTAAAAATCAAATTGTTATACAAAATAACCAAATTAGATATTTGATTGGTTCAATCAATCCACAACCACACCAACCACAAAATCAACAATTTGCAGGCCATACAACACCTTTAAAAATACCTCATATGGGAAATGAGTTCAATCGCAAACCAATGACGCACATCTACCACGAAAGTAACCCTGAAAGAGTTAAGGAACATTTTAACCTACGTGAAAGTGTAACTGCTCGGACCATTCAAAATAGAGAAATGGAGGCAATGTTTGAAGCTAATAGTAACCATCAGCCAAACAAAAAAAGTCTTGTATGCGAGGGAGACATATGCAAACTTGTACCATTAAAAATAAGTAGCACCTTCGATGAGGATGGTAAAGCCATCCGAAATCCAAAAGTCAATAATAATGGTGACGAGAAGCTAAAAAAATCTGTGGTAATATCGAAAATTAGTAAACATGTTGAATACGATCGAGAAAACGTCGACAACGATCAGACTTTCAAAGTCAACACATTTACAAATAGTTCACCGAATCCAGTTTTAAAGTCAGTTACGCCAAATCCCAGCACAAGCGCAATTCCAACAAAGGGTCAAGACGAACCATCAACCACGGAATTGGATAAAATTTTAAACGAAATAGACGATGAAAATTGAGTATTTGGTGTATGCATCCAGACACTATGAAAAAATTTGAATTGTTTCAGTTTTGCAGTTAATAAATGACCGTCCGAAGCCCTTATATACCAGATATATTCAAGGATCAAGACACTTTGCCTCCAAAACCGCAAAAGTCTGACATTACTAAAGAAATCAAGGACTACATTGGTTCTTGTTTTGAAAAAAGCCTAAAGTACCACAAATTTGAGGTTTTTGAAAACGAAGACATAAAACTAGATATCGCGAGTCTCGTACACGAACTACAGAACACAACAGATAACTGTGTTAAGAAAACCGGGGATGTTGTTAGTGGTCCATTGCACCTGCTGAAACCTCCGGTTGCAGAAATGGATGCTGTAAACAAGCATTACGTGGACACTCTCCTAAGTGAAAAATTGGCTACTAAATATTCACGTAATTGTGACCTTAACGTTAACCATTTTAAAATAGTTAATCTTCAAACTCCTCAGAACCTTTCAGACGCCGTTAATAAAAATTATGTTGATGAAAAATTTGAACGATTAATGGCTATACAAAACCCTACATATCATATTTTTTCTAAAGGTCACACCCTAATTAAAAAAACGTTCTACTTCAACCCAGGTTTCGTGTGTCCGCACAAAATGCACATTACATCTGTAGGGTTCGCAACATCCCCTTATAAATATAAAATTGGGGAAAAATTAAAAATGGGTGAAATGAACCCTACAAAATTATATTTTATGATTAACCAAGAAATAAGGAGTGAACACGCCATTGAAAAAGATGTGCAACTAGGGTACGTGCTAAAGGAGTTTTCCGAGCCTATAATAACAGAAAAAGGCGACAACCTTATGATGGTTGTAGAAAGCGCGCTTGAGGATTCTTCGGTTAATCTTACGTTCTATTAGGAAGGTAATAAATGAGCGGAGACCATATTAATCAACTTAAAATGGTTAAAGAACAACCATTAAATTTTCAAGATTTAGAGTATACTAAAAGGCTTCTTGAACCTTTTGAAGACTTGACAATAGAAAGGTTCGATGGAACCTCTTCGTCAACGATAAGCACGCCATCAAGCTCAACGAAACCAAATTTATTTTATCTTCTTGCTATAGGGCTTGTTTTAATCATTAATTTTCCAACGGTGAGATCAAAGTCTGGGTTAAACGAATATATCTTGTGGTTAATTTCAGCCGTAATACTACTTTTAGTGTTGTATTAAATTTTTAATGCTTAAAAAAAAGCATTAAAAATTATTGAACCAAAAAAGAGTTAAAATGACCAAAAAACACAGAAAATAAATGCAAGAGCTAATCATTGTAATAATTGTGCTACTTTCGGCCTTACTATTGATGTTGATGAGATACCATCAACCACCACAACCCATGGTTTCAGCGTCACCTCCGCAACCTTCACTTCAACCACAGATAGTTCCAATTTATTTTCCAAGACCAATGTATCCATTCCCAAGGTTGGTTATCCGATAAGGTCTTCACCGCCTAGATTTAGGCCTCCAATTTACAGACGTTAAGTTTAAATTTTTTAAAAAATTTTTAACATGGGATTTTTAATGATTAAATTAACCTTAAACCCAGAAAAAGTGGATTAATCCACTTTTTTAATTTAATGGTTACAATAACCATTAAATTAAAAATTGATCAAAAAGTATAGGGTATACCCTTGCCCAAATAACCATTTCAGACCCACTTTTTTAAATTTTTTAATAGACTAAGTCTATTAAAAAATGATGGTTGTTTTCTACTTAAAAATTAACAGTTTTAACAACTCGTTTTCCAGGTTTAGCTTCTTCATCTCCTTCATCTTCATCTTCGCTACTACTCGAATTAAGATCGCTTTCATCCTCGCTTTTATTGGATACTTTTATATTTTTTGTTGGTGATTTTTCTTGAGGTTTCCTCCTTAAAATCAAAGGTTTGGCTTGATAGGCTTCAATCCACTTTGAAATTAAAACGTCGTTGACTCTAACTTGTAAGGCTACCTTTGACCCTACAAAGATACTTTCAAATCTTAAGGCCACTTTGATCCTAGCACGTTTATCAATGATAGTTTCTGGTTTGTCAATTGTCTCGTCGTTTTCATCCATAAAAATGGTAATAAATTCTTGTTTTTTCTGGTTGTACATAATCTTAGGATAAAGTTTAGGTCCGTCAGCATCACCAACTTCACTACCTTTCCAAGACAATCCTTTCATAGCGTCGATTTGGCCTTTCAATTTTTTAAACTCGCTTTTCTTCAAGTAGTCTCTGCACACTGTCGCCAACTCTTCATATTTGGCAGCCCACTTTATTTCCTCATCCTTAGGGTTCTCTCGATCATAAAGACAAAGAGAAATTTGATAAGAAGTATTGTTAGTGTCCAAGGTGTTGAGAGCCACTCCAAAAGAAAAGACTTCTTCGGATGGGAACACTAAGGGATGATGCTCTTCATTAACCTTTTTCAAATATTTTTCGGAAATGTTCTTGTTTAACCATTTTTGATCAAGTAAGATGTGATAATGATCGGTTGGAATTTTATTGATTAGGGTTGGTTTCTTCCTATACATCTCGGTTGCATCGAAAACCTTGAATTTAGCCACAACAAATTCTTTTTGAGCAGGTTCGTCATGGTATATTTTGTCTGATAAGTTGTAAACAAAAGATGGTTCTTTCAAACCAGAATCGATGTTTTGAGTGTACCAGTTGTAGTCGATTAAAACGTGGTAGTCTATATCCTCTAATTTAGAAAAATCGTATTTAGTGGTGAATTCAGTAGTTGTAGTTTGAGAGTCGTAATCAAGCAATTCGTTGACGTCGTAGACACCCTTTATTTTGTCGGTAACAGTTCGTGGTTTAGGTCCAGTTATAGCCACAAAGACACGATTAAAAGAAATGTTGTTGTTGGGTAGTTTACGGGTGACAGGCTTAGTGAATATAAGTCTTTCCGTGTTGAAGTATTTCAGTTCGGTTAATGGTTGGTTTATATTATAAAACTTGAAAAAGTTGTATTTAGTCTCGTTGATAGTAATATTTTTATCTTCCATTGTATATAGTTTATTTAAAGTATTATTTATGTGAAAAAAATCAATTTTTTTATTTTGAAAAAATGACAGTGACACCTCTAGCCTTCAAGTTATCCTTGTTTGGATTTGCCTTGAAGTCAAGGTGAAAATAAACCTTTTAATTCTTCCGCCATTTTGACAATTTCAGTTTGTTGGTCCTTTAGTACGTTGATAAGAGAGTCCATATCTGAGTGCTGTTGTCGGATATCTGAGTGCTGTTGCCGGATATCTGAGTGCTGGACGTCGACTTCTCGAATCAACTCTTCTAGTACTCCCATCAAGCACAAACAATAGGCATCGTAAGCCTCTTGGTCCTCGACACAAGTAAAGTTAGTCAAACTATTAATCATCTTTTATTTATATAGTTTTTAAAGACTAAAAAGTCTTTAAAAACCTTATCTTCACCTGAAAGAGTTTATTCATCGTCACTATCATCGTCATATTGCCGTTTCCAAGTGAAACCTTTTAACATTTTTTCAGTTTCTCCCAAACCATACTTGTTTTTGACCATTTCAATAAACTCGTGCTTGTTTAAGGTTATCATCTTCCCTGAAAACGAATTTATGTACCAACTTTTAAAACTAACGTACATATCGTCAAATGAAACCTTACTATCGACGTTATCAGTTTTAATGTATGTATCCTCCATAAAGTAAGCTAAAATATCGCACTTGGCTTGATACTTGACTTTAGCCTCGTTTACTTTATCTGGAATTTCAACTTCATATGTACCATCACGACGTTTAGTTTCCTTCTTAATGAAAGTTTGGATCAAAAACCACCCTAGAGCGTTTGCCAAAGAAGCCATACGATCTTTTTGAGTCATCTCGGTATCGCATAAAAATATTTTTCGTTGTTTCTGTTCTTCAACTGATACCGGACACTTTTCTCTCGGTACAAATTTTGATTCAAACGGTATTATACGAATACGGTCCCATGTAGCGTCAACGGCATCTTTCAAAGATGGTAATTCGTTGCAAATACACAACATTTTAAACATTGGTGTAAAGTCATTACTATCCTGTCCTTTTTGGAACAGATCACGACATGGTAAAGAGTCTCCACCAGTTAGTACATTCAACGAACCGCTCAAAATCTGTTCTGTCTTACCCCACTCATCAAACACTCCCCATCTTACACCGCATCTAAGTCTCGTCAATTGCGGATTGGGTTGTCCCGGTTGAATACGTTCCGTGAGTACATTGGTAGAGAGCTTTATTGCTAATTTTTTACCAATCATAGTCTCAAAGAGTCTTTGTGTAACAGACTTTCCGTTGTTACCGTTACCAGTCCAAAACATTGCAATTTTATCCCTGTTACCTCCCCTAAACACCTCGCATATCTGATCAATAAAGTACTTTCTAACACTCTTATCTGGAAAAATTTTGTTTAAAAAGTCTTTCAGTTTAATGACTTCGTCACTATCCTCGGTTAAGGTTTCATCGTACTTTATGTTTAAAGTTTTAGAAATGTAGTCTGATTGTAACCCTTTTCTAAACGTTAAAGTTTCAAAGTCAAACACACCATTTTTAAACGCTATCAAAAGAGGATTTTCATCCAACAAGTCGGAAAAATTTTCATCGTAGAAAAAGACCTCACACATCTTAAGTATACCATTTTGGGAAGCGTAATTTTCAAGCTTGTTTATGGCCTTAGAAATTTCACGATATTTAGTGGTTAAGATAGCTTTATCTTTTTTAGATAAACTTTCAGGTTCTTCTTCGCTTTCGCTATCTTTACCACTATCAGAGTCGTTTTCAGAGTACAAAACATCCATAATTTTACTTTTAAAAGATTTATATTTTTCAGAGATCTTTTCAAGCTTAAAACGAAACTCTTTTAAAACTTTAACAGGTGACCAAATGATACCATTAAATGTATACCAACCATTATCTGAAAAGATATATTCATCGGAATACATATCAACCATTAATCGAGCCAGTGGAGCGTCTGTGGTCATTACCTCCAAAGATTTAATACTATGTGCAAGATTTTTCTCGTCAAACTGAAGGCCATGTGTACTTTCAACAAACTCGTTATATTGTTTGAAATTGTCTTGTTTAGCATACCATCTTAGCGAACCCATTCCTTTAATATTTCTGAACGTAGGGTCTCGCTTCTCCATAGAATTCCACATTTCCAAACACGCGTCTTCATCGTAGTTATCGGACTTGGAACTCCATTTATCCCATAACTTAAATGCTTCCTCACAACCATGTCCAATATTAAATAAAATAATGCCAATGTCCCACCATGAATTATAATCGTCCGCGCGTGTCGATTTTAAAATTTTAAGGAGCTCTTCAGCCTGAATTAAATTTTTCCATATAGAAGCTGAATTGTTACCTTCAATGTCTTTCAATTTTTGTTTGAGATAAATTTTAGTCGGAACTTTAAGGTCGGTTGGAGTTTTGATATTGTATATGGGTTTTTTAATGGATGAAACACTCAATATTTGAGGCAATACATCTAGAAGATTATCACGTGTAATTTTTAATGGTTCTTCTTCACGTGTAAAAAACTTATCTTTTGTAAACGCTTCGTAAGGTTCCAACTGTGCTAATTTATCGTCGTAAATTTCAGTAATTTTGTATGGTTTTTTGTCTTCGCTTTTAGAACTTCCATACATCAACCAACATTTGCTGGTGACATCGTCCACAAAATTTTCTGGGTCGTTTGTATGATCGGAAAAAAGCTTTTTTCCGTTGCCCAATTTAAATTCTTTGATTTCATCTTTAATTTTTGGAATAAGGACGTTTTTAACCCTTTCCTTCTCTAAAAATAAATATGGAAAATGAAGGTGAAACCCGTTCTTTAAATAATTTTCTGATACATAAGGTTTTTTTTCTAAAACAACACATATTAATGATTGTTCTGTCCATCCAACAACAAATTTTTTTATGACATCTTGAAAACATTTAATGGTTCCTAGAAGCTCCTCGTTTGTGTATAAAGTTCTTATTTTTTTGTGGTTAGTTTGAAGCGTGTTATCTGTTAAAATTTTAATATCAATATCTCCAAGTAATGGAACATATTCTCCTTGTTTTTCAGCCAAGCACATCGGAGTGTTGGATTGAACCATTTTTGAATAAACCATGTAAAATTCATTGTCTTTGGAAGAAGTAAGGTAAAATTGACCTTTCCTATCTCCCATAGACACATGAGTATATTTTGATGATCCTGATAAACCATTATTTTTAACAGAAGATAGTAAAGCATAAACTTTATTAATGTCTGGTCGATTCATGTTTATTATATTATTTTTTGTAATAAAAAAATCATTTTTTATTATGAAATCTAACCATAAAATAATGAAAATTTATATTGGTTAAAAAGGTTAAAAAAAAGCAGACAATAAATGGCTTTTTATATTCACAATACAATGGTGGAGAAAATGAAGAATTTTCTCCTACCTCTTCATGGAGGCACAATGTCGGGTGCTATCTCGCAACCTGTGGCTCCTGATAACCCTAACGATCTAACAAATAAGGCCTACGTCGACGCTCAAATAACAGGTTCAAGTACACCAGACGCGACAACTTTGGTCAAAGGTAAGGTTCAGCTAGCCGGAGATTTAGGAGGTGTTGGAACTTCGGCTTCAGCTCCCATTATCTCGAGTGGAGCTGTCACCAACGCCAAATTGGCCAATCTAAGCGGCCCTAGTCACATCAAGGGTTCAAGCTCGAGTTCTTCTGCCGCGACAGATTTAAGTTTAGGGTCGGGTCTGTCCATATCTGGAACCGTTTTAGACGTCAACACGTCTTCTCTTTCTGGTTCGTTTTTACCACTTGTAGGAGGCACAATGTCGGGTGCTATCTCGCAACCTGTGGCTCCCGTTAACCCTAACGATCTTACAAACAAGGCCTACGTGGATAGTTTAGTTGCTGGTGGAGTACCAGACGCGACAACTTTGGTCAAAGGTAAGGTTCAGCTAGCCGGAGATTTAGGAGGTGTTGGAACTTCGGCTTCAGCTCCCATTATCTCGAGTGGAGCTGTCACCAACGCCAAATTGGCCAATCTA